TGGAGATCATCGAAATGGCCACGGACTTTTGCGCATCGGTGAGCGGCGCGGCCAGGCGCTCGGATTCATGCGGCTCAGCCACGACGACGCCACCAGTAGCAGCGGCTAGGGATTCGGCGGCGGCTTTGGCCGGGAAGGGCGAGAGGTTGGCGAGCAATGCGTCAACAGCGGCCTCTACGGCCTCATCCTGCTCTGGCTCGGCAACCTGAGCAGCTAGCGGCGCAACACCGTTCACTAGCGGGTGCCCGAGCAGCCCAGCCAATAGAGCTGCAATCGATTCGCCCTCGGCGCTGATCTCAGCTCCGCCGGAATGGCGAAGCCGAACCTCAAAAAAATTAGGCTCTGATGGGCGGCAGAACCAGCTGAAACCATGGCCAGCGGCGCGGCGGACCTCGGCGCAGATCGTGGGCTCTGGCAAATCTTTCTGAAACTGAGCCAGCGCCGCGCTGAATGCGACATTGGCTTCAAAGGCCTTTAAGGCCAATTCGGTGGACGGGTGCGGGAGCATGCGTGGTGGGGTGTGGTGGCAATGCTCCCAGATCTTAGCCCATTGGGCAAGATTCGTGGTAGCTTGACCCCATCGAGAGGCGCGGGCGCTGCCCCCTCCCGACCACCACAGCATTTCTCACCATGACCATCACCTGCCTCGCGGCCTGGGCCCTGGCCCTGCTGCTACTGCCTGTCCTATTGCTGGCCTGGACTCTTGAAACCAAGCGCGATCGAGCCCGCCGCTGGAGGCGCTCTGGGGTCAGTCATCGGGAAGTTGCCCGCCGACTGGGGTGCTCTCGCCATCGGGTGATCAAGCTGCTGGCCTGATGCGTTGTCGTTACGGCTTGTGAACTGGCCACCGATGGGCAGGGCAGGCCGTAACGGATGCGCTACAGTATGTGCATCGGGGGCGAAAGCTTCCACCACCCACCACCAGCCATGACCGTCTTGACCATCCCTTCTATCGCACGCGAGATCGAAGCTCAAATCCTCAAGGGTTGCGGCGCAACTGTTGAATGGTTCTTCCGAGGCGGCGACGAGTACACCTTAATTGGGTCTGCCGATGCCGTCCGCGCAGCCGCTTCTTTTTGTGAATCCAATGGACTGGCCAAGTTGACCGCGGCCATCCATTACGACGAGGAAACAGAAGAGGCATACGGATGGATGGCTGCCGCTTGACCTCCACGGCCCGCCGGAGCCTATCCGGCAACCCATTCCCACTAAATCACCCCCGATGACTGCTCCCACTGCTGACGACCTTCTTGCTCGCACGCACCTAGGCGGCCGCCACTTCCACGAATGGCGCGCTGATGGCGGCGTAATCCGCGTCACCCGCGCCGAACTGTGCCCAATTCTGGGAAATGCCTACGACCCGACCATGCCCGACTGGCCCTCCATGGTCGAGATCGATGATGCCTGACTCCACCCTTCGCCGCTATCGAGAGTTCATCGCCTCAAAAGGCACTGCCGCCGGATCGCACGGGTTTCAGATGGCCGGCCAATGGGATCTGTTGCCGCATCAGCTGGTCACGCTGCGCTTTGCATGCGAGAAGGGTCGATCGGCAGCCTTTCTTGACACCGGACTCGGGAAGTCCCGCATTGAGGCATGCGCAGCCGAAGAGTTTAGAATCACCAGCGGTCGCCCGTCGCTGATCTTGACCCCGCTGGCGGTCGCCAGGCAAATGCAGCGCGAATGTGAAGCCGCAGGCGTTGAGGCCCGGGTGATCCGCGAAGCCGGCGACGTTTGGCCAGGCGTCAACATTGCCAACTACGAGCGGTTGCCGAAGCTTGACCCGTCCCTGTTCGGCGGCGTGGTGTTGGATGAGAGCAGCATCCTTAAAAGTTTTACCGGGCCCACGAAGCGCATGCTCTGCGATGCGTTTGCCTCCACCCCATATCGCCTTGCAGCCACGGCCACGCCGGCGCCCAACGACCACATGGAGCTCGGTCAGCACGCTGAGTTCCTGGGTGTCATGCCGGGCCCTGAGATGCTTTCTCGGTGGTTTATTTCAGATCAGTCCACGATGGGCGGCTATCGCCTAAAGAAACACGCCCGAGCGGACTTCTGGCGCTGGGTCGCATCTTGGTCCAGGGCGGCCACCCTGCCATCCGACCTGGGCGGCGATGACAATGGCTTTGTGCTGCCGCCGCTGCGATACCACTTGCACACCGTCAACGCCGACATCACAACCGACGTTCCCGATGGGATGCTTTTTCGCATCCCCGACGGATCAGCGACCACGATTCACAATGAGAAACGTCTGACCATGGCCAAGCGCGTCGCCGTTGCCGCCGAGGTGGCCAACACCGCCAGCGGGGCGGTGATCGTTTGGTGTGAGACGAACGACGAATCCAACGCACTGGCTCGCGCCATTCCCGACGCGATCGAGGTGCATGGATCTATGACGCCTGATGCCAAAGTTGAGGCTCTAGACGCCTTTACCTTCGGCCAAGCCCGCGTGATCGTTAGCAAGCCGAAGCTGGCTGGCCTCGGGCTGAACTGGCAGCACGCCAGCACAGTTGTTTTTGCCAGCGTCAGCCACAGCTATGAGCAGCACTACCAATCCGTCCGGCGGGCTTGGCGGTTTGGGCAGACCAGCCCGGTGGATTGCCATGTCGTGATCAGCGACACCGAGTCATCGATCTGGTCCAACGTACAACGCAAGCAGTCCGACCACATGCAGATGAAGCGCGCCATGGCGCAGGCCATGAATCAGGCGCAGTCAGAGGCCACGCTGCGCCGCGCCTACAACCGCAGCGCAAAAGTCACGCTCCCTCATTTCTTCCATCAATGAAACCCACGCACGAAGGCGGTTCATGGGCCGTCTACAACGCTGACTGCGTCGAGATACTCGCCGGCATGCCGGATGAGTCGATTGATGCCGCCGTGTTCAGCTCCCCTTTCTCGTCGCTCTACATCTACAGCGATTCTGAACGCGACATGGGCAACGCCGCGTCACATGAGGAGTTCCTGGAGCATCACTCCTACATGGCGAGAGAGCTCTATCGCGTCATGAAGCCCGGCGCCGTGATCTGTGATCACGTCAAGGATACGGTTTTCTATGCAAACTCCAGCGAGACCGGCGAAAGCGGATTGTATCCGTTAAGTGATGCTGCGCTGGCCAACTACAGACAGGCTGGCTTTGTTCTGCGGGCCCGCACGACGGTTTGGCGCTGCCCGGTCCGAGAGCGGAGCAAGTCAAACCCTGAGCGCCTGCTCTACAAAAACATCGGCGAAAACTCAAGGGTCTGCGCGCCTGGCATGCCTGAGTACATCCTCGTGATGCGCAAGGATGCGCAAGGCGTCAGGACAGGCGATCCTGTCAGGCACGCCGTGGCGAAGTGGACGCCAGAGCGCTACCAGCGCGACGCGCTGGAGATCGGCAAAGAGCACGCCGGCCAACTGGCCCGCGTTGGACTGATCGAGGGATGGGACGACCGGCTCGTGGCCAGACTGGCCGAATCCGCAAAGTTCCCGTTGGATCAGTGGCAGGAGTGGGCTTCGCCGGTGTGGATGGACACCCGCACCACGGAGGTACTCAACTCTCGATTTAAAAGCGACGGAGATGAAAAGCACATCTGCCCGATGCCGCTGGATTTAATCGAGCGCTGCCTTACCCTTTACAGCAACCCTGGCGACCTGGTGATAGATCCGTTCAATGGCATCGGCAGCACCGGCTACCAAGCAGTAAAGATGGGCCGCCGATACATCGGGATTGAGTTGAAGCCCGAATATGCCAAGCAGGCCGCGCGCTTTTTGGAGCAGGCCGAAGGGGAATCGGCCACGCTGTTTTCATTGACAAGCTCAGACTCCCATGCCTAACGACCCCACCAACGCCGCCCGCCAGCGCCGCTGGCGGGATCGCCAAGCCGAGCGACTAGCTCTGGCAGTGCGTGTGCCCTGCGAAGCCTGCAGCTGCAACAGCACCGGCAAATACGGCGAGCTGTGCCGTAGGTGCTGGGAGAAGCTGACCCCCGAGGGCAGGGCTGCGAAAGCTGAGCGGGTGCGGCAGTCGCGAGCCCGGCGGCGGACAGTGTGACGAGTTGTGAACAGACCT